TCTAACGGACACCGGGAGGGTGATTCAGAAAATCAATCCCAAACGGCTTACTGCAATGAGACGGAAAATGAAGAAACTCGCCCCGAAGCTAACAGAAAAGGAGTTTACGGACTTCTACAAGAGTTGGTTTAAGAATCATTACAAAATAATGAGTAAGAAACAACGAAGTAACATGGACACCCTATTCAATCAATTAAAGGAGGTAACGAAATGTACACTATCACCCTTGCCAATGGCACAAAGCTGACCGGGCTGGATATGAACGGCACGAACTATGTCAGCAAAGAAAAGGTGGACGAGACTATTTTCAAGGATAATCTCTCTACTATGAAGGTCTCCGATGGAGAGACCGAGACTACCTACACTGATATGGTCTTCATTCAGCAGATGGAATGGGCTGACGGCACTTTCTATCTTGCGTTCCGTGAGAAGACCAAGGAGGAGAAGCTGGTAGCCGCTCTCACTGCAACCTCTAATAGTATCACCGATGTACAGGTGGCACTTGCGGAAGTATACGAAATGGTTTTAGGAGGTAACTAAGTATGGCTAAGATTTACGTTGCACTGATTCGCAAAGGTCTCAAGACCATTAACGATGTACCCGAACAGCTCCGTGAGGAAGTCAAGAAGCTGTTGGAGGAATAATCATGCTGTGGCGCATTATGCTATGGCTCAACAGGAAGGAGGTGGATAATATGGCAGTTATCTATGTGGCACTCATTGTCAAGGGTAAGCGTACTTACGCAAGCGTTCCGGCTGTTCTCAAGGAACAGGTAAAGGAAATGCTCATTGACCTTGAGCTGGAAGACCTTATCACGGAATAAGGCGGCATGAGGGAGGGTCGCTCCCGGCTCTCCCTCACATTCTAAAAGAGGAGGACAAGAAATGTGAGCATTGAGTTCAATCAGATTCTTACCTTCGTCTCCGTTGTTGCCGCCGTGTACTTTGCTTTCAAAAGCAACAGTCGAGCCAATAATGACGAGGTGAGCAAGAAAGCACAGGTTGACGCTATTCTGTCTCAAAAGCTGGATTCTATCAGTGATGATACGAAAGAAATCCGCAAGGAAATCACAGACGTTAAGGTTAAGGTCAACGACCTGTCCGAGCGTGTCATGATGGTTGAGCAGTCTACGAAATCCGCACACCACCGACTTGACCGATACGAGGAAGAAGAAATCTACCACAGTAAGCCAAGAAAACGATGGTGGGTATGAAAGGGGTGATACCCGATGAATCATTCAGATTTTATCAAAACCGTTGCGGCGTATATCAAGAAGTACGCCCCGATGTACGGAATCGAGGTCGTGTCACCTATCATCGCTCAAGCGGTGTTGGAAAGCGGCTACGGCACTTCCGAGCTGGCTGTGAACGCTCATAACTACTTTGGTCTGAAATACCGGGAAGGTCGTTGCAAGACCTGTATCGGTATCTATCACATGGTAGGAAGTGAGCAAAACGCAGACGGCAGTTACACCAGTTCTGCTATGCAGTGGTGCAAGTTCAATGATATGGAAAACGGAGTTATCGGCTACTTCGATTTCATCAACATTCCGAACTATAAAAATCTCAAGGGTGTTACCGCCCCTCGGAAATACCTTGAGAACATCAAAGCCGATGGTTATGCTACGTCTCACAAGTATGTGGACAACCTCATGCGTGTTATCGAGACATGGCATTTGACCGATTATGACAAGAAGGAGGAAACCAAAATGAGCAACAGTCCTTTGGTGGTCTACACCAACCTCTCCCCGAACCATTCCGGGCAGAGAACCCATTCCATTGACCGTATCACGCCGCATTGTGTAGTAGGTCAGCTCTCCGCAGAGAGTATCTGTGGCTGTTTTATCAGCACCTCTCGACAGGCGAGTTGCAACTACGGCATCGGTACTGACGGTCGTATCTCCATGAGCGTTGAGGAGAAAAATCGTTCGTGGTGTTCTTCCAGTCGTGAGAACGACCAGCGAGCAGTCACTATCGAGTGTGCGTCTGACAAGACCGCTCCGTATGCGTTCAATGACGCTGTGTATGCGTCTCTTGTGAACCTGTGCGTTGATATTTGTCAGCGTAACGGCAAGAGCAAGCTCTTGTGGCTGGGCGATAAGGATAAGACCCTTGCCTATGCACCGAAGTCCGATGAAATGGTACTGACGGTACATAGATGGTTCGCCAACAAGTCTTGCCCGGGAGATTGGCTGTATAACCGTCTTGGCAACCTTGCCGCAGAGGTCACTAAGCGTCTCACAGGCGGCTCTACTGACACAGGTAAGGTAGATGTACCCTCTGACGGTAAAACGCTGTACAGGGTGCAGACAGGGGCGTTCTCGAAGCGTTCCAACGCTGACGCATGGGCGGCAAAACTGAAAGCCGCTGGCTTCGATATCTACATCGTGCAGATGGACAATCTGTACAAGGTACAGGTCGGTGCTTACAGTCAGAAGTCCAATGCCGAGAACATGATGGCGAAGCTGAAAGCCAATGGCTATGACGCTTTTATCACTACCAAGTCCGGCACTGCGGCTGGTACTGCGAAGAAATCTGCGGCTGAAATCGCCAAGGAAATCTACAACGGTACTTGTTCTGACGCTCGCTGGTCTTCGTGGGGTAACGGTGCAGACCGTGTAAATCGTCTGAAACAGGCTGGTTATGACCCGAACGAAGTACAGTCCGAGGTGAACAAACTGTTTTAACCCAAGTAGTAAAAGTAGTTGAAAATCGGTTTTTGCGTAAACTTTTTATAGATACGCGCGTATATAGAAGAAGTTATACGAAAAAAGCCAAGAACAACTACTTTAACTACTTCAAACATCAATTTTAAGGAGGAAATCAACATGATTAACTGGAAAGTGCGTATCAAAAACAAGAGCTTTTGGATTGCTCTGATTCCGGCGGTGCTGTTGCTGGTACAGGTGATTGCCGCCGTCTTCGGTTATACCCTCGATTTGGGTGAGCTGGGAGACAAGCTGTTGGCGGTCGTAAATGCCCTGTTCGCAGTCCTTACGATTCTCGGTATCGTGACTGACCCGACCACTGCTGGCATTGGAGATTCCAAACAGGCTCTTACTTACGAGACACCTAAAAAAGAGGACGCAGTTTAACCTACGTCCTCTACTATGAAAACAAATCCGACACAGTGCTTCACGAAAAAGAATGAGTTCGGATTTGCACTATTTGGTGGGCCATGCAGGATTCGAACCTGCGATAACTCGGTTATGAGCCGAGAGTTCTAACCGCTGAACTAATGGCCCTTATGAAACAACCCAAACAAGCAGTTGCGAACCGCCCGTAGATGGGTTGTAGATGAAAGCAGAAAAATCAACTATGAAAATCGCAAATTTTACGATTTATCGAATTTTTACAAGGAGAAAAATCCTAACATCCAATGTTTATGAGCCGCCGGCTTTAACCGTTAAGCTAACGGCCCTCACAGATGTATAGAATAGTATAGCAGAAATTTCCCTGTTTGCCAAGAGGTTGCGGGGCGGAATTTTTAAAATCCGAAAAAATAAAAAGCGCCCCGCAAAATCCGCAGGGAGCCTCCCCTTTCCCCTTTTGGTTGGATATGGTATACTGGTAGCAAATCAACGCGAAAGAAGGCGCAGCTTTGACCATCAAGGATATTGCCCGCGAGTCCGGCTATGCCGTGGGCACAGTGTCCCGCGTGCTGAACAACAACCCCCGCGTCAGCGAGGACGCACGCCGGAAAATACTGGCCGTTGTGGCGCAGCACGGCTACCAGCCCAACGCCAATGCCAAGCATCTGAAGCAGCAGGTGCCGGAGGG